CGGTAGGACCCGTAGGCCCGGTGGCGCCCGTTGGGCCAGCGGAGCCAACACCCGGGGCACCCTGTGGTCCCGGAGCGCCAGTCTGAGCTTCGAGCCCCTGACGACCTGCGAGCTGGCGCAGCTCGTTGCTTGGCTTGCTGATGAGCGCTTCCGCTTGACGGATAGAGAGAGGTGGAATTGTAGGCGGCATTATTCTAGATTCGCTATGCTAACTTGATTGAAACCCGCGCCCACGAGTTCCCATTTATCGCCTTCTCTTAGGGGTAGCGTGATCGTGCCAGTAACGGATTCACCGCCTGCGGTTTCACCCCCGTTTACGAAGACCTTTACTTTCCCGCCGAAGTACACGATCAGGAGACAGGTTTTTTCTGCGGTTTCTACTTTACTGTAGGCAACGGCACCTATCGAAACAGGAGTACCGTACCCTTTAGATGCCCCTCCTTTAGCTTCCTCTGCTGTCCTTTGTGCCTGTTCGGATTTTTCGCGTGCGTTCTGCGCTTCACGTTCCGCACGCACCAGTTTTTTCTGAACGACACCGACCGCACCGCCAGGAGCCGCGTGCTGATTGTGTTCAAAGAGTTCCTGCGCCGACATTTTCGACACTTCGTTCGGAGTGAGCCCGGACTGAAGGCCAGCCGCAATTTCAGTGTTCTGCAAAGCGAGCAACGCTTCGGCTTCGCGCTGTTCTTCGGCTTCTTTTTCTTCCTGTGCTTTTTTGTTCGCCGCTTCTTCTTCGGCTTCTACCGTGCCGGCGGCCGTTTCTTCTTTCGCGCGTTTGATCGCTTCGATTTTGCGCGCTTCTTCTTCCGCCGATTCCGGTTCCTTCACTTCCGTTTCAGGAGGTTCGACCGGCGTCTGAAACGCAGGAATGTTCAAGGTGAGCGTCATCGTCGGCACGCCCTCATCCGGCACCGAACAGTCGATACGCACAATACGGAACAGTTGCTTGAGCCCATTCGGAAACCGAGGATTATCCGGTGGCAGATCGCCTTCCCCTTTAGGTGACTCCAGGTAAACCTCCTGCCCCACGTCGAGTTCGAGGATCGACGGTTCCCCAAACATCGGCAATGTGACCGTCGGCGCCACCAGCGGATACGCCTTGGTCGTCAGCTCCCCCGACACGTACGCCGCAAGCGCTGCCCCTTCGATCCCCTTCTGCAACGGCGCCAACGCCGTGTGCGACACCTGCGTCTCGAGCAGCGGATACCCCGCCACTTGAGACGGCCCCCACACATCCCCCTTCGAGCGAACCCTGGTCGCGCCCGCCTGCACTACCACCCGGTCGGCCTGTTCGGTGCCGTCCTCGTCGTACTGCAAATCCAGCGCCTGCGAGAGATCGATCGTCAGCGGTTCGGCTTCCGAGCCGCGGCGCGGATAGGACAGAGTGCAGGTTGCGGTCAGCTTGCCTTCCACGTACGCGACGTCCTGGGCGTAGTCGATGCCGACCATGTACCCGAGTTCCTGCATCTGGCTCAGGATCGACGCGAGCGTCTGCTGCTGAGCTCCTGGCATGGAGATCGTGAGCCAGAACCCGACTCCCGCTTCCGCGCCGGACGCGACGATTTTGATCGGGATCGAGAACCGCTTGGCGAGCGCCTGCGAGAGCACGTAGTACGCGATACGCAGTGCAGGCGCCCCCGTGGTGGCCCACGCGTGCCCGTCAGGGTCTAGGTAGGCGGTGTAGTCTTTGGCCTGCAAGCGCTGCGCGAAGTACCCGCAGAAGTCAGTGCCGCCGAGCGCAACCTTCCCGGCGCTCAACTGGTACTGCCGGCTCAGACTTCGACCCCCATACACGAGCGTCTCGTCGATGTCTACCCACATCGAGGTCAGGTTGGGGGCGGTCGCGTTGATCCACGCGGTGCCACGCACGTCCGGATCCTCGACAGGTAGCGAGCCGGCCCACGGACCTACCCCGTTGAGCACTTTGCTGAACGAGAGACCGTTGAGCGGGAGGTCTGCGATCGGTGAGAACGAGAGCAGCCCCGCGAACCGGCAGGTGATGCGCGGGTCGATCATTAGAGCTGGTCCGCGGGTGCCCACTGAACGCTGAGAGTGCCCGCCGTGGCTCCCGCGTCGTAGGAGGAGAACTGGATCGGGTTGTTGCCGGGGATCAGGTCCCACCATGTAGAGGTTGGTGTGAGCCAGCCGAGCACGTTTTTAGGCGTGCCCGAGCGAGTCAAGTTTTCGTAGTAGCTCGCGCGGTGCGGGGTTCCGGTATCAACGACGATTTGGTGTCCGGCCGCCACAGTCGGAAGTTCGCTCGCTTTTTCAGAAGCTTCCCGCACTTCGCGTGCTTCTTTTTCTGCTTTGACAGCGGCGGTTTTCGCGGTCGCTTCTTCTTCTTCGTCTATTTTACGCTCAGCGGCTTCAGACGCTTCGGCTTCTTCGCGGTCTTTCGCTTCCTCTTTTTCGCGTTCTTCTTTGGTGCCGTGGTGTTCGTATTCCCATTTGGCTTGCGCGATCTTTTCTTCAACTTCGCGCGTTTCCCGTGGGGAGATATAGGTTTCTTTCGCTTCTTCCTTTACTTTTTTAGCTACGGCTTCTTCGAGTTCCGCTTTTTCTTGCGCTTTCGCAACAGTTTCTTCGTGCGCTTCGCGCGTCGCTTTTTCCGTTTTTTCTTCCGCGATCTTTTCTTCAACTTCAAGTTTTTCACGCGCGATTCGAGCCGATTCTTCCGCGCTTTCACGAGCGGCCTTAGCACTCCGTTCTGTCTGTTCCCGAGCGTTACGTTCTTCTTCTTCAAGCGGGATAGCCTTGGAGATCGTAAGGAACGGTTCACCCGCTATCGCTTCGTTCTTGATCGTCGGACGTGCGAGCGGACCCGTGAAGATCGCGATCGGTCGCATCTCCGAGTTGCCGGTGTTGGCGAGCGTTTTGGTGGTGGACGGGTGGTTCGGTGAGATCGTCGTCGCAACCCCGGCACCATAGATCCGCGGATCGGTAGCGTGGAATGAGAGCGTGGGCTTGTAGATGTTCGCAGCCGCATAATCCGATTCGATCTTGCCGGGGCGCTTCCGGGGACGGCACATTACGCAGAGGACGGGCAATGTCGGAAGCTGAAACCACAAGGGCATTTCGCTATCCGGCATGACGTTCGTCGCGGCGGCCAGTTCGAGCTGCGTCGCCTGGAGGGACGACCCGCCAGACTTAATCCAGAGGTCGATGAGTACGTCCCTACCGCCGAAGATGTCAAGGCCCATGAACTGCCCATGATCCCGTGGTATCCCGACGTCGCCACTGCGAATCTCCGCGAGGTCCAATCCCTCGACGTTCAACACCCCAATAGCGGTATTAGCGCCGAACGTCAGGCCGTTGAAGTACCACTGAAACGGTTCTAGGGACGGTGGTTTTTCGGCAGGTGAGGGGAACATCTAGGCTGCCTTCTGTTCGTAGTAACGCTTAGCCCGATCACGGCAGCAAGTACGGCATTCCCTACCCCCACGCCTAACGCTAGTGTTAACGGCGTCGTACGGGTGACCGTGCGGGCAGTGCGTCTTGGCGCGCTGGCGAGCCCCGCTGACTTCAGGCGTGCGTCCGCGCCGTACGTTCTCTTGGTGCGTAACGGGCTCGAGGTGAGCCGGGTGGCAACACGCAGGCACACGGCACAGATGGTCTAGCTCCAGGCCCTTGGGCACTGGACCAACCACCAGCTCGTAGGCAACTACATACGCGCACCTCGTTTTGCCGTCCATCCTAAAAGCGCCGTAGCCCTTACTTAGGGCCTTCGTCCACACCCAGCACGGTCCCAGCTCGGGCCGGTACGCAGGGACCGGCCCGTCCTTGTTGACCTTCTCCCAGAACCGCTGCTCGGTGGTTTTGGGCATAGCGGCGAGCATACTCAAGCCCCCTGGAGAAGCGGCCTGAGCCGGCTGTAGAGTTCCTGCACAACCTGCGCGTTAGGGGTACTCATACCGTTCACCGTCAAACTGTCGATGTGTAGACCGCCAGAGCCGCCGCTGCTTAGTGAGCTAGCGCTCTGAGACGGCGCGGTTGGTAGCGCCTGTATCCCGCTGGAGTCGGTTGCGGTAGCGCTCGTGAGTGGTACTAGGGCCTCCGGTCCCTTCTCTCCAGCAATCAAAAGCGTGCGTTTAGTAATTACCGCACCTTCCGCACCTTCAAACAACCCGCCAATGGACTTTATTGCTCCGCCTATAACGCTACCTCCAGGGATCAGCCCCTTGATCGCGTTGACGATCGCACCGGGGGCGCTCGTGATGCCGTTGATGATGGCTTTGACGAGGTTCTTTCCGAAGTTGACCATGTCGCCGATGATCCCTGCGACCGCGCTAACGATTTTGACACCCATTC